GCGCCAGCCGCAGCGGCGAAGTACACGCCGGTCTTCAACAGCGCCGGGTTCGTCTCGGACAGCTTCTGCAAAGTGTCCGCAAGCTTCGTGAAGGCGTTGGCGATGTCGTTGCCAACCGAATCAACAATCGTGTTGCGGAACTTCTCCCAGGCAGCGCCGAGCTTGAGCAGGACCGCAGGCAAGCCTTGGTTGGCGATCTTGTATTGCTTCTGCGAATAGCCGTCAGACTTCTCTTCGACCTCTTTGATCATCGCCGGGAGGTCGGCCTTCAGCAACGCCATGTAACGCGAGATGTGGCGTGCTTCGAGAATCTGCGCGATGTCGCCGGTCGTCGCGACACCGTCGTCCATCTTCTTCTTCAGGTCGGTCATGAACTTCGTGATGTCCACCTTCGACCCCGCCGCAGCGACGGCGTCGTTCACGGACTCCGAAATCTTGTCGGCATCGACCGCCGACGAACTTCCGATGGCCCCTTGCACGGCCTTGGTGATCGCGGCCGACAACCCGGCGTGGTTGCCTTGGTTGTTCTTGATCGCGTCGGCGATCTGCCCCTTCACGCCGCTCGCGTCGATGCCGTCCGCCTTCAGGTTCTCAAGAACCGTGTCGGCGGTGACAGGCCGTGCCTGGGTGTAGTCGGAAAGGTTCATGCCGATCCGGCTCAACGCCTTCATGCCGCCCTTCGGCATCTTGACGAGACGCACGATGGCAGAGCGCAGCGCGACGCCCGCTTCGGAGCCGAGTACACCGGCCTTCGCGAACGCCATGACCATCGCGGTCACGGAGTCGAGCGAATTGCCCGTAGTTGCGGCGACGCCGCCCGCATACTTGAACGACTCAGAGATGTCCTTCATGGACGCGACCGTTGACACGGCGGCGTAGACCATGCGGTCAGTGACGACGGTCGAAGACTTCATCGCCTGCTCATAGGTCTTCATGGGCATGCGGAATTGCGTGATCGTCTTGCTCAGCGACGCGCCGACATCGGCAGGCGTCATGTCGCCCGCGAGCGCGGACGCGGCCAAGACCTGTTCGAGCGCACCCTTGGCCTGCTCGAACGTGAAGCCCGCCTTCAGAAGCTCGGTCGCCGACTTCATGATGCCCGTGGCACCACCGGCGTCATACCGACCGGCCAAATCCTGCGCCATCTTGGAAAGCTCTACGCGCTGCTCTTTCGTCGCTTCGCCCAACGCCTCGACCATGTTGCCCGCCTTGGCGAACTCGGCAGCGTCCTTAATCATGCTCGCGCCGAACCACGCGGCGGGCGTCGTGACGCCGAGCGTCGCGTTGCGGCCATGCCGCTGCATCACGGCCATGCGCTTCGAGGTATCGGCGAGATGCTTGTTTACGGCCGCGAACGGCGCGTTCATTTTTGCAGCCATGCCAGCGAGCGAAGCTCCCAGGCTGTTGACCTGGGTCTTCGCTGCGTTGACTGCGGCGTTGAGGCTGGGGCTGACCTTGCCCCCGATGTTGACGAAAACGGAGAAGCCGGTCGCCATGTTACTTTGCCTTCATCGCCTTGTTGATGTCGGCTTGAAGCTTCGTGGCGTCTTCAAGCCAGCCGTAGAAGTCGTCGAGGGACATTTCCTCGACTTCCGAGATCGTGAAGCCGCCCTTGGTCAGCCGAATGAGCGTCAAAATCCCCTTACGGAGATCGCTTAGCTCGACTGACCCCCACGAAAAGCATCGAGTTGTTCGCCCAGCTTCATCGCGTCGATCTCGTCGAGCTCTTCGATCACGTCCGGCGAGACGTTGCAGAGATCGGACAGAAGCAGGATGCCCTTGTCGGCGTCGTGCCCCTTGAACTTCGCGGCCTTCAGCGAGTCTTTCGTCTTCGGCCGACGCATCGTCAGCGTCTTGTAGGTCTTGCCATCGACCTCGAACGGAAAGTCGAGCGTGATTTCCGCCGACAGCCGCATGTCTTTCTTCTCAGTCACAGTCTAGTGCTCCCGCTTGATTGTGGCCGACCCGCCGTAGCGAGGTCGGCCGTTGGTGGTTGGTTACATGCCCATCGCAGTGCGGATGGAGGCAAGCTGATCCACGCCGTTCACGATGCGGATCATGTTGTCGATGTCGATCTCGACAACGACGGTGTCCTGAATCTGAATCTTCAGATACCGGATGGACATCTCGGCTTCGTTCTGCGTCAGGTCGCCTGCTTTCCAGGTGCCCAACGTGTTCTTCTTGAAGCCGCCGTGCAGATCGACGGTCATCGGGACCGCAGTCTCGCCGTCACGCTGAAGCGCGCCGCGAAGCTGGATACGGACGGCGTTGCCGTCCATGTTGCCCCACAGACCGAGAATCTGGTTGGCATACTCGCCGAAGGTGAACTTGGCGGTCAGCGTTTCGAGGCCCATGTCCAACTCGACATTGCCGTCCATGCCGCCGCCGCGATACTCTTCCGTCTTCACGGAAAGCTCGGGCAGTTCGACTTCGGAGATGCGACCGGCGTAACCGACGCCGTTCACGAAGCTGTTGAAGTTGCGAAGTACGCGCGGGATCATCTTTCGTCCCCGTTATGCGAAGAGGTTGCGGATGTAGTCCGAGACGAGATGCGACCGGAAGGTCACACGCTCGGCCGGGTACGGCGGGGTGAAGTCATACGAGAACGTCACATGACCCTGCGAGATGTCGGCTTCGGTGTTGAACTCGGGATCGACCCAGCAGTCACCACCGAGGATCGCACCGCGCACGCGAAGCTGGCGCATGTACGCCTTCACCGATGCGGTCACGTCCTCGAAATACTGCTTGGTGATCGAGCGATCCACCGCCCAGCGATGGGCCTTCGCGATGGAGATGTCGATCATGTCGCCGGTACGCGAGACGGACAGGAAGGCGAACTTCGGATCGGCCGAGCAGGTGCGGTTGCCCCACAGATACCAACCTTCGTCGCGGATGAACGTCGCGATCTCATTCTCGTTGAGAATGTTCGCGCGGCTGTTCTTGTCGCCGTAGGCGTAGTCGATGGGACGGCCCAGGCCGCCGATGCCATAGACCTCCTTGTTCGACGGCGACTCCCAAAAGCCCTTCTCGTTGTCCACGCGCGAGATCAGGCCCGCCACTCGGGCGGACGAGTGTTCGAGCGCGTAGGTGCTGGTCTTCACGGACCAACCCGAGACGGTCGGATCGACGATGAACACGCGGCGCGTGCCGTGGTCGTTGCGATAGGCGAACGCAGCGGCATCGGTGGTCGAGGGACCATCGGCGATGATGTGCGCCTTGAAGCCATCAGCCAGTTGCTTCAACTCGCTGACGACCGGGTTCGCCGAAGCGCCGATCTGGATCGTGATGGTCGCGCCGGTGCCGTCGCCGGTGACGGTCGCGGTCAGCGGCGAGACGATGCCGAAGCCGAGCGAGTCGAACTCAAGGCCGGTGATCTTGCCGCCGGTGATGATCGGCTTCGCGGTCGGCAGCACCGCGCCCGCACCGCCGCCCGTGAAGGCCACAGTCGCCTGGGTGTAGCCGTTGCCCTGCGCGGTCACGGTATGACCGGCCACGCCGAGCGGACGCTGATGCGTGAAGCCGGGCGCGATCAGGATCATCGGGGACACGCCGCATTCGGCTTCGGCCGCGCGGAAGACGTGAATGCCGGTGAACGCGCCGGTGTCGGCGTCAACACCGCCGATGATCTTGGAAAGCTGCTCGTTCTCGGTCTGCGCGTCTGCGACGCGGACCACGACGATGAGGGCACCGCCCTGATCGTAAATCGAATCGATGGCCTGCGGCAGACTGCCGGTCGCGCCGATCATGGCCGCCGCCTGACGACGGTTGACGAGTACGGGAGTGTCGAGGGGGAACGCCACTTCGTTCGCGAGGGGAGCGGTGCCGATCAATCCGATGACGGACGAGCGGACGGTCTGGATCGGCCGGGGGCCGCTATCGACGACGACAGTCTCGACGCCGTGAAGGAAATCGGTAAGGGACATCTGTTCTCTCAATCCTCAGTATTGGGATTGAGCGTACCCTAGCGACCACCCTGCCCGGCGTCGGGACCGTTTCGGTATCCCTTACTGGATGCTCTGCGCAAGGGTGAAGAGCGCGATAAGCTCCGCTTCGTTCTTGTTCAAATGCTCGGCCGTGCCGACAACGAACGGATGGTTGCTTTCAAACTCGGTCGTCCATTGCCAGCTATCTTGCACGTCTCGCGACTGCGACGCCACGTACTCTTCGATCTCGTCGCGAATGCCGAGGGTGTTCATCGCGAGCCGCAGTTGCCGGGCGCTCGCCTTCAACGGCCGGGGCGGGCTCGGCCGGGTAACGAGTACCTGTTTCACCACGCCGCCCAGGCGCTTGATGCTGGCGCTAACGATCTCATAGCCTTCGGGCGGGACCGCCGGGGTGACTCTGTAGACGCCGATCTCCGCGAGGTCAGCGTCAGACCAAAGCTCGACGACTTGCCAGCCGTGTTGGACGTCGTCGATGACGAACGTCTGGCCGAACGCGACTTGGGTGAAAACGCCCGGCTTGGTCTCCTGAACGACGATTTTGTCCACGTCTAACTCCATTGAATGTTAGCAGATGCGTTTGCGGCTGCGCTGCCCGTGGCGAACGCGCCCCAACCGCCGCCGCCGCCTACGCCGCAAGTGAGCGTGTAAGACGCCCCCGGTACGGGTGCGCCGGCAGCGCCGAAGGTGAAGATTGATCTGACAAAGCCGCCGCGCCCGCCCGGCGTTCCGTCCCATTGGTTGCCGTCTTCGCCTTGGAAGTGATAACCAGCGCCGCCCGCATTGCCAGCGCCAGCGCTGTTAGCGTTGTTACCTCCTGATGCGCCGCCGGGGCCGCCAGCAGCACCCGGAAAGTTCACGCCATTCCAATTGCCAGAGCCGCCGCCTCCAAACGCCACCATAGACACGCCCGCTCCAGAGAACGCGGACGTGCCGCCAGTGCCGCCGAAGTATTCGTTGGCGCCATCGTCGATACCGCTCAAGCCAGCGCCACCACCGCCAGCACCCGCAATCGTCACCGTGAGAGTATTGTACTCAGGGATGATGATGCCGTAGGTGCCGGGACCGTAGTTGTTGCTGCCGGGGAACACGGGAGGCCGGACGAAGCTGAACACCGGCCGAACAAGAAACGGAAGGATCATTAGGAGACCTTCCAGCCGCCGCCCGAGAACCAACCGGCGAAGTTGAAGACGCCGGAATAGATCAGCGCGACCGCGTTCCCGGCCGTCGCGATGGCGGGGACCGTGCCGTTAGGCCACAGCCAATAGGTCTGCCAACTGATCGTGCGGCCTCCCGTAGGGTCCTGAAAGATCAGCAGGTCGAGCGGCTGCCCCTTCTTGAAGTTGACCTGGGTGAACGTCACAGCCCCGACAAGGACCATCCTGAATCGCGAGCCGTTGTTGCCGTCGAGCGTGACCGTGCCGCTGACGTTGCCGAGATCGACATAGTCGGCGGCAGCCCAGGCGGCATCGACCGTGACCGCACCGGCGTTCGTGTTGTTGCGAAGCTCGGCAGTCGTCGCAATGTTCTTGGTCGAGACGCTACCGAGTCCGATGTTCGTGCGGCCGTTGGACTTTTGCGTGGCATCCAAACCCTGCGCCGCCGTGTCGATGCGGAGCCGGTTGCCGAGAGAGGACAGGATCGCATTGATCTGCGTCATGTCGGTAAGCTTTGCGGCGATCTCGACAAGCGTGTCATAGGCGGGATCGACACCGCCCTTCAGATCATTGATGGCCGACGTGATCGCGGACGTGATCGCGGCCCCGTACTCATCAACGATGGTCGTGTGCAGTACGGCCGTGGCCGACGTGATCATGTCCTTGACGCGCTTCACAACGGGCACGGCGACCTGCGTCGTGCCCGCAGTTGCTTCGGCGGCCGTGGCGAGGCGCACGGTGCCTTTTTCCGTCTCGGACGCGGGGTCCACGATCATCGCTTCCATGTCTTCGCTGATCGCCGTGAGGGCGTCACGAATCCGCTGCGCGTCCTCACGCGCAACGTTGTCGGGGTGCGGAAGCGGATAGCCGCGCTCGGTGGTATCGTTCGGCATGGTTGATTAACCCGTGGTGGACTTGACAGCGACTGCGCGGATGTTGCGTGCGTTCGAGCGAGCAGCGGGGCCGCCGCTGATCTTCACATACGCGCGCGAGACCGAGAGATTGACGTGGTCGAGCATGTACTGGCGCTCTTCCCAGCCGTCGCCGAGCGGCGTGGCCTTTTCGAGCGTCAGCGCATTCGAGGCCGACCACACCGGCAGGCCAGCGTTGACGCCGGTCTGGATTTTCGCCTCGAACGTGGCGGTGCCGGGCAGATACACGTCGAGGATCAGCCGGACCTTCGAGTCGGTGCCCGCCTCGAAGGCGCGCGTGATGTAGTCGCCGTCCGCCTGGATCGCGCCCGCCACAACCTGAACGTAGGGCAGCATGATCGGCCACAGGCTGGTCTTTCCGGTCACGCGCAGACGGACCTTCAGCGTGCCGGTGATGGCCTGCGGAAGCGAGACGTTCACAGCCGGGGCCGTCACATACTTCGCGCCGTTCGGGGCCTCGAACTCGACCTCGATAGCGGTTCCTTCGGGGCGCTCGGCCGCGAGCAGCGGCATCAGGTCCGAGCAATTCACGACCGGCAGATCACCGACTTCGATGGTCTTCACGGCTTGGGTGAACTTGGCGCAGCGCAGGCGGAAGCCCAGCGAGCGGCCCGGCTTGGGCAGCCAGGTACGCGAGTCCGAGCCGTCGAGGAAGGTGCCGAGCGGGAAGGCGTTGCTCGTCACCCATCCGTTGATCTGGTCGAAGCCGCCCAGGTCGGCGATGGCGACCGAATGGTTCGTGTCTTCGGTCAGAAGCGTGATCGCATAGCTGCGATCCTCGCGCAGCGTGACGGGACGTTCGAAGGCGGCGAAGGTCCAATCGCTTTCGACGCGGGGCGCAACCGAGAGCGGGTCGATGACCTTCACGGTGTTCATGTCGAGGATCGACTCGGCGACGACGCGCTCGGTCGGAAGGCCAAGCTCGACCTCGCGGATTTGGACCCGCACCGGCTTGCTCTTGTCGCCGACCTTGGTGAACTTCACGTCCACGCCGAGCGCCTGCCGGGGCTCGCTCAGACGGAAGGTCTGCGCGAGAGGATCAGCGCTATACCAATAGGTCGTGACGATGGTGCGTTCGTTGGTGATCGTGGTCAGCCAGCCGTAGGCGGTATAGAGCGCGTTCGCGGTCGAGCCGCCGACGCCCTCGAATGCGACGTGCTTCACGCCGACCGGGACGTTCGCCGGAATCTGGAACGACGAAGTCAGGGTGCCGTTGCCGTCCGCGCGGATGGTGCCCGCCGGGGTCACGTCGATGTCGTCGAACGTCACCTTCTTCAGGACTTCGTTGTAGCCCCACTTGTGGATCGTGAAGCCGACCGAGCGCTGCCGGATGGTCTCTTCCGCGACCGTGGCGTTGTTGACGATGCGATCCGTCGTCTCCGTGGTCGTGCCGATCAGCGGGCCAGCGGCGAAGTTCGTGCGCTGCCAAGCGACGCGAGACGTGAAGACTGAGGTCCAAACGTCCTGGGTGTCGGTCCAAAGATCGACGGAGGGATCGAGTGCGACGTCGGTCGCCGGAGGGCCGAACGACGCATAGGGGTTGATCTTCGACTCGCCGGTGATCTGGCGCTGCTCGAACACGCTCTCGAACGTGTACGTGAGCGCCGTGTCGGCAGGCATCGTCGTGACGGTCGGGATGATCGGCAGCCAGAGCAGGCCGCCAAAGATCGCGCCGGTCTGAGGAAGGCCCTGATCGCGCATGTCGTCGCCGAGCATCGGATCGACGAACACGCCGCGCTTCGAGGCGACTTCCTTCCGATCCACGTCGCGCTGAAGCCGCTCTTCGGCAACCAGTGCGTAGAGGTCGCTGACCATCGTTTCGAGGCTGCGCAGATCGGCGAACGGCATGCGGACGGTCGCGACTTGCTTGATGGTCGGGACGAGACCCCAATTGTTGTAGACATCGGCCAGCTTGTGCAGCGTCGGCGCGACGGTCGTCGGCTGCGGCGCGTAAAGCGAGCTAATGCCCTTCAGGTAGGAGATCACGCCTTGCTGATCGACCACGATGGCGTCGTAGCGCGGCAGCTTCGTCTCGTACTTGATGAACGCGGTCGTATCGTCGGCCGCGCCGGTGATGTCGAACCCATCGCGCGTGATGTTGGTCGGCTCGGCGTTGGTCAGGTAGCGATACGTGACCTGATAGGTCGAGCCCGGCGCGATCTCCGCACCGCTCGGCGACCAATCCACGGCCGCGCCGGTCAGCTTATAGTCGGAGGTCGGCGCATAGGTGGTCGCGCCCTGCTTGACCTGACGGATCGAGAGGACGGTGGGATCGGGCAAAGTATCGGAGGCCCCACTGAAGTTGCCATGCGTCAACGTCACCGTCTTCTCGGCGATGATCGTGACTTCCTTGATCGAGGCGATGGGCGCGAACCGCACCTTGATCGTCTGCGTGCCGGAATTGACGGCATGCGGCTCGTCATCGAGCAGCATGATCTCGGGCTCTTCGGTAACGCGAAGGCGCGCGGAGGCAGGCCGGGTCCGCTTGTAGCCCCAAACGTTGATGGTGCCTTCCGAGATCGTGAAGGTCTGCTTGCTGGACTCGTCGAGGCCGAGCGCCTTGACGTTGAAACCTTCCACGACATAGCCGCCGTGCGCCTCGCGGTCATAGCGCGCGAGCAGGTTCACCCAGGCGTCATCCATGCCGGGCTCGTTCGGAGTGTCGATAGTGCCGTCCTTGACGGTATAGATCGGGAAGAAGTCGCCTTCCTGGCCGTCGCCTTCATAGCCCCAACGGCCGAGCATCGCGAGCGCCGATGCGCCCGGCTCGCCCTGCGCCCGCGTGCCCGGAGCCATACCCTTGAGGGTCGGATCGTTCTCATAGGTCGCGGTGAAGGTGCGGAGCCAGATGCCGATGACGACAGTGCCAACGGCCGAGATGACGAAGCTGCGGGCGTCGATGCTATGCACCGCGCCGCGAATGTAGACCTTGGCCGCCGCCAACTGCGCCTCGACGGTTGCATTGATGATCGGCCCGAGCACGATTGAACCGCCGCTGACGAGAGAACCGTCACGCCAGAACGCATCGGCGACGCCCTTCAGGCGGTTCGCTTCGATGTCCTGAATAACGTTCAGTTCGTTGCTCGTCAGGAAGCGATCATAGTGGGCCACCATCCGCTGATAGCCCTTCGCCGGATCGAAGGTGTTGATGTATGCCGGGAGGGTATCGCGAGCGTCAGTCATTTTCAGATCACCAGAACGTAAGAGAATCCCTGCCGCTCACTCGGGGAGCGAACCTTGCCCGCGAAGCGGTCGAGCAGGAGCAAGTATCCAGGTTCGGCGACCTGATCGGGAGTCAAGTACAGTTGCCCTTCAGGCACCCCGGCCTTGCGCGTGCCATCGACGAAGATGCCGACTTCGCGGATCGTTTCGGTTGCCGCTTCGAGGTAATCGAAGAGCACGCTGCAATAGAGATAGCGAGTCGCCGTCGTCGAGATCGTCCAACGCGCGCCGTCCGGCGTGCTGATGTTTCCGTTGTCATCCGGCACGACGAACTCCACCGACGACGCGATGCGACGGCCCACTTCGTTGACCAAAGCGGTCTCGTCGGAACCAAGCTGCGGCGTTCCATAGACGACATGCGCCTGTACGGTAGCGCTGGCCACGATCTGACCACCATTGACGCGCGTCACCGCGCCGGTGTTGGCGTTGTACGTGTAGTCACGCGGCGTCTCGAACGTGAGGGCGCTATCGACGCTCTTCACGGCCAGCGTCGAGACCGGCGCATGATCGAGCATGAAGCGCTCGGGCGAGCCCGAGAACGAGTAGTTCTTCACGTCGGTCTGCCCCCACCACGAATCCCCTCGCCCCCAGGCGAAAAACATCGTGCGAGACTTCAGCGCGGCGGCGAGACCTTCGCGCCCGCTATTAACCAGAAGTGCCATCGGGTCCTCCGTAAATCGTGTACTGTTCAATGTTGGAGTAGGAAACGCTCGGCCACGGCCCGCGCGGCCAAGGCATCGGAACGTCTTTCGCGTAGTCGATCTGCTCGCCCGAGAGGGACGCCTGGATAGCGACGACGGAGGGCTCGACGACCTCGCCATCTAGCATCGAGCGGTCGAGCACGAAGCCTTCCTCGAAGCGCGCAACGCCCTCCACGGTGCCGTAGAGACCGCCGTCCATCTCGACGTTGAAGTCGATCTCCCCGCCGTGCTGCTTGCCGAACGAGAGCTTGGGCTTGATGCCGGGAAGATAGACGCCGGACCAATCGTCGAGCAGCGCGCCGTCGAGGCGCATCATGTCGAGACGCATCGGCCGGATGTCATAGCCGCCATAGATGCGGCCCAGGACGCTCGACGCCTTCTTCGAGAGGTTCGCCAGCCCGATCAGGTTGAGCAGCGTGTCTTGGTCGGGTCGCTCCGTGAGCCCGATCTGGAACAGGCCCCAGCGCACGGCTCCGTGGTCGCCACGCTCATAGAAGCCGTCGAGGCCCAGCCAATCGAAGACGATCTCATAAGCTTCCACGCGGCCCCGGAGCGTCTGCCAACGCTTGCCTTCCTTGTAGAGCCTCTGATGGTCGGCGACGAACTCGGCCGCGTCTTCGAGGCCCCAATGGCGCAACAGCCACGGCAGCACGTCTTCGGGGATCACATCGAGATAGCGCACGTCGATGATCGACTGCACCAACCCGGCGTAGCGCGAGCGCGAGTCGATGGTGCGGACAACGGAACGCTGAAGCGGCGTCGTGTTGCGCGGGACGATGTCGATCAGGTCGGCCATCAGTAGGACCGACCCTTGAAGTTCAGCTTGACGGTGCCGAGCGCCACCGCCTCATTGGGCTCCGCGCGCGTATAGTCGTCGGCGGCGGGCGTGATCATGACGATCCGGCGAACGCCGGACGTGCGCAGGGAGGCAATGACGAAGTCGGCCGTGAAGTCCCATCCCAGGCGGCGCGCCGCAGCGAACTCGGCCTTGAGGCGATCTTCGGCCGTCTGCAACTCGCTCGCCGGTGCTTCCGGCAAGAGCCATACATCCGCCTCGACATTGACGACGCGGATCACGGCCGGAACGACCGCGATGTGATCGTTGTCGCCGCGAACGAGCGGGTCGTTGAGCGCAGCGGTGACGGTCGCAAGCAGTTCGGCGCTGGCGACGCCGTCGCCTTCGCTGGACAGGATCGATACCTTGACCCCGCCCATAGCATCGCCCGTAATGCCAACGTCGGCCACGCGGAGCGGGTCGGCAGCGAAGGCGTACCTTTTGTACCAATTGTCGGTGAAGCCGCCCTGCCCCTTCTTACGCTCGCGCAAACGGCGTCGCAGATCGTCGAGGGACTCGCCATCGGCTTGCGTCATGTTCCAATCGGACGCCTGCGCGATCAGGTCCGCGCCCTGCCCGAAGTCGAGCAGCGTCGCGCGGAACGTGTCGTTGAGCGACGTGACGTAGAGCAGGTCGCCATAGGCGGCATGGCGGCAGAAGTTGTTGATCGGGTCCGAGCGCAGCATGTACGTGTCCCAATCGAGACCGGCAGTCTCAAGCAGGCCGCGCATCTGCGTCAGGCGGGCGTCGAACAATGCCTGGAACGCGGGCTCGCGCTCGATGACAGGCAGCGGCAGGTTCGGGAGCGGCGCGTCCATTAGACGTAGCTCCCGACGACCATGTTGTCAGAAAGGATCACGCGGCCCTGCGCGTCTCGGGCTTCCGAGTAGTCGCCGAGATGGCCGCGCGGGTAATAGATGCCCTCGATATCGAATTGGGCATGGCCCTGATCCGTCATGTCGGAAAGCTCCATCTGAATGATGCGGAAGCGAGGCTCTTCAGCCATCAAGGACTCAGGTCTCTTCCGATTGATCGCTTCCGGCACGGCCGCGTAGAAATCGATCAGCGTGACGGGCGACACGGCATGGTCAACAAGGCGCGGCATCTTCGAGCCGAAATCGCGGGCCATAACGAGCGACTTCAGCGAAGTGCTCAGAATCGTCGCAATCGACTGCCAGACATCGTCGATGCCTTCGAGAGGCTTGCCGGTGTTGAGGTCAATGGTCGCCATAAGGCGCACCGTGCCGCGTCGGCACGGTCGCTTACAGCCTGATCCGGTCGCCTATATCAGCCCTTCTTGGCGAAGGTCTTCAGGGTCGGGATGTCGCTGACGACTTCGACGCGATCCTGCGGGCGCTCGCTGGTATCGTCGAGGCCCAGGAACGTCGCGGCGGCGACCGCAAAGATGTCGGACTCGTGGAGCGCCTGCCCGGTCTTCGTCTTGATCGTGTCTTCCGCCTCGATCTCGACGTTCTCTTCCATCTCGATCTTCAGGTTCTTCGCCTTCAGCGTGATCGTGCCTTCCTTCATCACGATTGAGCAGCCCGTGCCCTCAATCGTGATGGTGCCCTTGTCCTTCAGCCCCTTGATCAGCCAGTCGCCCGTAGAGCGGTCGTAACTGATCTCGCCAAGGATTTCGTCTTCCTCGCCGTCCTGCCCGTCCTCGCCACCTTCGCCGCCGTCCTCGCCGCCCTCGCCGCCCTGACCGTCGTTGCTCTTCGGCTTCGCGAAGATTTTGCGCCAGACGCCCGCCTTGTCGGTCGTTTCCTTCTCGTCTTCATTCTCAGGCGTGTACGTGCCTGCCGGATAGACCTGCGCCGTCGCAAGCTCGCCGCCTTCGGCAAGCAAAACGACCTTCTCGCCCTTCTCAAGAAAGTGCGTCTCGCGGTCGCCCTTGGCACGCATTCCGCCCGCCGGGAGCCAATCGGTGATGTTGTGGTTGTCTTCGTCGTTCTCGTCACCGATCAGGACGCGGTACGCCGGGGGCTGGCGCTTGTAGTCCACTTCCTTGATCTTGCCGAACTTGACGACATCCTGCGCGCGCCGATCGATGTCGGTCGCCTCCGGGTCGGACACGCCGCCGGTGCTCGCTGGATCGCGCAGAAACTTGACCATGCTACTTTCCCGACAGGAAGTCCGCCATGTCGGCGTCGAGGTTGTCCGCCGTGGCGCGGGGACGCCATGCGGTGCGATAGATGACCTGCCAAACGAGGCCGATAGCGCCGATGGGACGCTTGACCTGCTCGGTGATCACGTCGATGTCGGACTCGAGCAGCCGCATGCGGGCGGACTCGAAGCCGGGGATCACGAAGCCTTCGAACGCGGCTTCCATCTGCTCGGCGATATCGTCGAGCTTGTCGTCAACGGTATCGCCGCCGAGCAGCATAGCCTCCGTGACAAGCGTCAACTCGCGCTCGATATAGGTCGCGTCGCCCTCGACCCCGTAGTCCTTCTCGGGGTTGTACTTCTCCATGCGCGCGTAGACGAGAATGGCCGGGCCATCCTCTTTCAACTCTTCCTCGCTCACGGGAGCCATACGGCTCGCGAACACGCGGCTCTGCGCGGCCGTGCGATACTCGCCGTCAACACTATCAGCGAGCCGGGCTCGGAATGCGTCGCGGATGCGCTTGCGAGGATGGGCCATGTCAGTCGTTCGCCATGAGCAAGAGCAAGGTCAGGCCGGTGCCGTCCGGTCGCTTGTCCTCGATCCGATATTCTTGGCCCTTGATCGTCAGCTTCTCGCCCTTGCGACCGCCCTTGTTGAGGTCGGACGTGCGGCAGAGAAACGTCGGGCCGGATGACGTGACGCTCGCGCCCATCTGCATTTGGAATTGCGTCCCGTTCCAACGGTTCGGATTCAAATTGCTGCCTTCGTCGTCGAACTGGCCGGGGATATCCTTCGGCTCGACGGCTGGATCGCGGCTCACATAAGACGCCTCAACCCCGAACTCGTCGGGGTTGAGGAAGATCAGCAGATCGTTGTCGGTCTCGACCGGCATCAGACGCCCGATGCGCGCAATGCCAGAGCAGCGTCGATCTCTTCGTCGGTGATGTCGAACCCGACGATCTCTTCAATCGGCTTCTGCTTCGGCTTGCCCTGACGATGACCGGACTTGAAGAAGTCCTTCTTTTCGTCGAGCAGGTCGATTGCGGACGCGATGTCCACGACGCGAGTGCTCGCGCCGTCCGTCTGATGCGAGGCGGGAGGGACTTCATCAGCGGACGGCGCGTCGCCGGGGGCATCACCGGCGGACTCGAGGCCAGCGAGCGTGCTGGCGGAATCCAGAGCAATCTCGGCCACGGCCGAAACCCGGTTCTGATCGAGAACGACGCGAGCAGGCCCGAGGGCTTTCGCTTCGTTCTCGGTCATTTCGAGCGGCGTGCCGGGCGGAATATACCGCCCGTCACGCTTGATCGTTACGAGGCCGCGATACAACGGCATCTCACTTCACCTTCGCGCCCAGAGTGCCGTTCACGCGGTAGGGCGCGATCAGCGGTGCGGACTGGCCGAGGATGTACCGCACGGACGGGTCCTCTTCCTCCCAGGACTTCACGAAGAAGTCGCGGGGCTGGATACCGGCCTTGAGGTCCATGATCGCGCCGAAGTGCCGGACGCCCTCGATCTCACGCGAGGCCATGACGATCTCGCCAGCCGGGAGCACGTCCTTCTCGACGTTGTCGAGCGGATCGACGTACTTGTCCGCGTGAACCCACAAACGGTAGTCGCCGAACTGAGCGACCAGACGGATGCCGGGGGTGATCAGGATCGGGCCGAGCGAGGCGCGAGCCGATTCCAGAGTCGCGGCGGTCATGTCGATCTGAAGACGCATCGCCTTAGCGACCGCATCGGAGTCGGGACCGGCCAGCTTGGCGCGGATGGTCTTCCACACGTCGCTCGCCATGATCACGTCACGGCAGGTCAGGGACGAATGATCGAAGATCATCTGGCCCCAATCTTCGATGTCGTCGAGCGGGTTGACGGCGGCGTTGTCCCACTTGTCGGTGCCGGTCAGGACGATGCTCAGTTCGGCATCGCGACCGAAGTCAACAAGCTGCTCGGGATAGTCGTCGCCCTTCAGGACGAGCTTGCCGGTACGCAGCACTTCGGCCGACATGACTTCCAGGCGGCGGGTCCACATATCCAACTGCTCGCTCACGGCGAAGCCGATGGACGCAGCAAGACGCTGCTCGGGCGACAGGGAGCCGCCGATCTTCTCGCCTGCGCGGCGCTTGAACTGGCCGCTCGGCTTGAAGACGCGCTTGTCCTTGATGTAGGCCGGGGCGAGCGACTGAGTCTTGTAGCCCTTCTCGCGGATCACCTTGCCCGCGACGATGGGCGAGACAAGCGGCGAGATCAGGCGACGACCCTTCACCGAGTCAAACTTGATGTCTTCGGTGTTGGAGGTCTCGGCGGTCGTGAAGAACGTGTTGAGGAAGAACGCCGGGTTGAGCGGCAGTTCCTCGACAACACGGTTGAGGGCGGTGGTCGAAAAGAGGTCCATAGTGAGGGCTTCCCGTTTGCTTTCTTCGAGGTTGTCTCGGTTAGCCCATCGGCTTAACGAGCCAGATCGACTTCGTGCGGAAGACCGCATCCACCGATCCGAGGGTGTGTCCGGCGCCGAGGATCAGCTTTTCCTGATCGACTTCGCCAGCGATGTAGACGATGGCCTCCACGTCGGCGGAGCTCGCATCGACCTGCTCACTGAGGATCGCGTCGGGGACCTGCGAGCCGTCGTTCGCCGCGAGGATCGACTTGAGGTACTTCTTGTCGGCAGTGACCTGACCGAGCACAGTGCCACGGCCCAGGACGCCAGCGCCGGACTTGATCGTCACCTTGCGGGCGCGGTGGTGGCCGAGCATGAGCATGCTCGGGACGTATGCGCCTTCGTTCTCAAACTTCGCCACCTTGCGGCTCCTTAGTTGCCGGACGCGAGCTTCATCGCGCCGAGAATTGCGTTGACAGCGGCTTCGTCGCCCTGCGCCTTTTCCTGACCGCTCGACGGGGCGACGCCAGAGTTGGCTTCGGTGTCCGTCTTGATGTCAGCGGCGCGCTCGGTGCGCTTGGCCTTTTCAGCGGTTACGATCATGGCCGAGAACTCGTGAGCCGAAGAGCCCGTTTCGATAGCCTTTGCGGCGGCGGCCTCGTAACCGGGAAGGGTCAGGCCCATGATCTCGGTGACGCGCTTCCGCTCGACGACGACCGGATCGCTCGCGGCGGCGGCGGCTGCGGCGGCTTCTTCGTCGGCCTTCGCCTTGGCTTCGGCTTCGGCCTTTGCCTTGGCTTCGTTCTCGGCCTGCACTTCAGCGCGAATCTGCGCTGCGAATGCAGCCTTCTCTTCGTCGGTCATCTTGACTTCTCCACTTTGGCCGGTCGCGGCCGGGTTAAAACCGAAGGAAGCCTTCGGACTTTCGCCGCGAGCCAAGCTCGCGAGAACCTGTTCGAACGTCGCAACGCCATCGGCCATCGCGGCATCGACAGCCGCTTGGCCGATCAGAACATCGCCCTGCCCGAAACGTTCGAGTGCGTGTTCGACGCTCACGCCGCGATACTTCGCGACCGTCTCGACGAACACGGCGGCCATTGCGTCAACGCGCGCTTGCACGCGGTCGCGGCCTTCCTGGGTGTTGATGTCCACGCGCTTGTAGGGCGACTGCGAAGACACGAACTCGATGGTCTTGATGCCGCGCGCCGCGTCCTGCGCAGACGTGTCTCGATAGCCCGCCACGACGCCCATGGAGCCGAGCGCGGCGGTCGGCCCGATAATGAACTCGTCCGACGCGGTGCCCAACCAGAACGCAGCGGAGGCCGCCTGATCGCCTGCATACGTGACGATGGGCTTCTTGCCGCGCACTTCGTTGATCGCCGTGGCAAGCTCCGCAACGCCAGCGGCCTCGCCCCCAGGCGAATGAATGTTGAGCAGGATCGAGCGAATGGACGCATTGTCCATCGCGGCCTGAAGGTCGCGGCGCACGGTCTCGTAAGCAGTCGCGCCGCAGAACGTGGTCATGAGATTGGCGCGCTTGAACAAGGGGCCAGCCACGTCGATCACTGCGACGTTGCCGCGCCGCGTCGCGCGCTCGGACCGCTCAAGCTCTTGGCCGCGATAGGCTTCGAGCATCTGCGGCGTGATCTGACTCTCGCGCGCGGCGATCTCCATGACCTGACGCAGAGCCCCCTCTTCCATGGCCCAATTGGCCGTGAGAGCGGCGTCGAAGATCAGCGGGTTGCGGACGTTGATGGTCATTGCTTCTTCTCGGCCTTCTTAGGCTTGGGCTTGTCGGTGCCGTCGCCCTTCTGTTCGATGTCTTCGTTGACGCGAGACCCCATGCCGGACGGCGCGAGAACTTCGGGTTCGAGCTTCGCCGCCGCGCGAGCGGTGTGCTCGCGTGCGCGCTGCGCCGTGGTCTGCTCGAAGTCGTCGCCACCGCGCTCGATGATGACCTGCTCGATGGTGCGAGCGCCCAGGTTGACGGCTTCGGTCTCGGCCTTCCATTCCTTGAGCGGGTCGAGGATGATCCGCGCGGGGCCGATCCACTGAGCGCCGAGCCACGCCGCGCGCTTGACGGGATCATTGAAGAAGCCGGGCGCGTCGATCAGACCAGCGTTGATCGCATCCGTCAGGAACCACTCGTAAACGGGCGCGCAGAAGTTGCGGACGAGCCAAGTGCGGCGGTCGCGGAAGAACTGCGCGGCCATTTCCAGAGATGCCCTCGACGCGCTGTAGCTCGCCGTGAAGTGCATCATGAGCAGTTCGAACGGGATGGACAGAGCGACGCCGATCTGCCTCACGACCGATTGAAAGAACGGGTCGAAGTTCGCAGTGTTCGCGGGCTGCGCAGTCTGAATCTCTTCGTCGGTGCCGATATCGACGATGGTGCCCGGCCCCATGGTCACGTCGTTCGCGCCCATCCCAGGAAGGCCAGACGTGGCGCCAGCAAAGCCGTCGTCGCCCGAGGTCTTCAGGAAGACGGTGAAGAACGAAGACACGACGGCCTTCATCAACTCGGCTTCGCTGTAGCGGTCGAGTTGCTTCAGGATTTCGATGACCGGAGCGAGCGCAGGAATGCCACGGTTCAGGCCGGGGCGCATGCGCTCGAAGATATGGAGCACCATCTGCTCGCCCGACTTCTTGCCGAAGGCCGGGATTTCGGTGAAGCCGTTGACCGTATAGGTCTGGCGCTCGCCGGGGTGTTCGTTCAGGACGATGTAAGCGACCGGAGCGCCGTCTTCGTCGATCCTGACGCCGTCACGGATCAGGTACTCGCCTTCCAACTCGCTCGGGGTGGCGACGCGGTCGGCCTCGATCACGTTGAGCGCGAGCGGCACGACGGCGTTGGGGCGCTTCGGCGTCCGGCGCAACACGAAGGTGTCACCGGATTCGAAGACGGCACTGAAAACGAGGCCCTGAAGCTCATAGAAGTTCTGCGTGAGCGTGATGTCGCAGAGCTTCGACTGCGCCCAAAGGTCAAACAGCGTCTCGGACTTGCGCTCCCACAACTCGGCGGCTTCCGGCGACATGCCGAGCAGCTTCGGGTTCAGCTTCGAGCGCACGCGCAGGCCGGAGCCAACAACGTTGCTCTTCGAGGTCTGCCTTGCGCCGGTGGCGATGGGATTGTTGCGGCCGAGATCGCGCGAGCGGCTGCGCAGCGCGGGAAGATCGCCCAAAGTGTCGGAGTCGGCCGAGCCGGGATGGGTCCTCCACGCCTTCAGGGCGGCGCGGTTCGAGCGCGCACCGGCGTATTGGCCCATGTAGTTGAGCGAGAGGCGCGCATGGTAGCGGCGCGTCGCGAAGTTCGGTGCGACGCCCGCCAGGAAGCGGTCCATAAGGGTCGGTGCGACGGGCTTAATCACAGCGGGATCACCCGCTGGGTACGAATGCCGCCGCGCTTGGCCCGAGCGGCCTGCTTTTCGAGGCGTTGAGCGCGCTGATCGAGTTGGCGCAGATCGGCGCGCCAAAGCTCACGATCCTTGATCGTGTAACGCTGACCGTTCTGCTCGACCGTGTTGATCGAGTTTAGGGTCTCTTCAAGCTGCTCTTCGACGGTCTTTGCCATGCCCCGAAGCTACGGGACATGGATCGTTCGAGAGAGATCGTTCCGATCTCCCTTAGCGCGCTCGCTTTGGAGCGTCCTTGAAGATCACGACATCGTCAGGCGGCACTCCACCGGCGAGATAGATGCGCAAAAGCATCTCGATAGTGCCGGAAACGGCCGACTTGCCCTTCTCCATGTTGTAGACGTGGTCGGTGCCGTGGTCTTCGGAGAGCCCCAGGGCGCGCACGAGCTCTTGGGCCGTCAGCGGGGCACCGCCGGGCTTCCACATCTTGCCCAGGGCGGTACGGGCGGCGCGGACATCGTCCTTGGTCATCATGCTCTTCATCTAGCCGCTCAATCCTTAACTTTCAACGCCACGGCTGCGGACGCGACGCCTCCCAGGAACGGCTTGGGGAGCCGCAGGGGTCGGTTCTTCGCGCACGACGGGCATTTGCGGAGCAGCATTCAGCGCGTTCGCCGCTGCCGCTCGCAGAGCCATCAAACGACGCTCCATGTTGATGCCGAGCGAGAGCCGCGCCGCGATATTGTAGACGCGGAGATCGAGCGGTTCGTTGCGCTGATGGACCTTGTGCCATTCCTTCGTCACGAAGCCGCGCCTATCGGTCTTCAGCACCGCTTTTTCGGCGGTCAGGCCCTCGAAGAACTTCTTGTCATAGTTTTCGAGCAGCGGGTAATGGCAGTAGCCGGGACCGGGCTCCTTCAGTTCGAGCCGCTTGTAGTGCATGTCCTTCGCCTGATCGACACCGAGCACGAAGATCGTGACGTTCTTCGCCTTGTTGACGGTGCCCTTCACCGGCCAGATCGGGCGGCCGGGTCCGCCGATGCCCTTAATAGCGTAGACGCGGCGAGCGATGCGCGGCCGAACGAAGTTGTAGACGTGCTGCGTGAAGTGACCGCCAGAGTCGATGCAGGCCGCCTCCACGCGCATCTCGACGCCGGACGGATGCTTGAACGTTCGCATCAAGGCGTTGTCGATGACCTCCCAAAAGCCGGGGGTGTTCGGCGCGCCATAGTGAACCTTGTAGTCGAGCGACCACGATTCATCGTCCTGGCCCCAACCGCACCACTCGACTTCGGCGCGGTCGTCCTGAATATCGACGGAGCCGGTGATGCAGCCGACGCCGCTCGGCAAGATGATCGCGGCGTCATACTCTTCACGGCGCGCAAAGATCGAGTCGGGGTTGGCTCGCTCGCCGCGCTCTTCCCACGTCTCCGCAAGGCGCGTGTTCACCCAGGTCTTCAGACGCTCGGGGTGCTTCTTCACCAACACGAAGTCACGCGCCATCTCGCCGAGAGCGCGCCACGGCGACGCGATGCGGTTCAAGTGGAAGCCCGCGTGACCCTTCACTTCGGGCCGCGTCGCGATCCACACGCCGCGCTGGATCGCCTTCAGCCGCTCGGCCTCGCTCCATCCGTGGTCGCACAGTTCGCCGGTGTCGGGGTCGCTGTATTCGCAGTGATAGCGTGCCGCCAACGGATCATTATCGGGCCAACGGACCTGCGCCCATCGCAGATGCTGCATGTGCGCGCACTTCGGGCACGGCACGAAGAACCGGCGCTGATCGCTTTCCTCATAGGAGGACTCGATGCGCGACGCGCCCTTGATGGTCGGCGTCGAGACGAGTGCGATCTTGCGATTCCAGAACGTCGTGGTTCGCTCGATTGCGAGCGAGACGGGATCGCCTTCCTTACCGGCGCTCGCCTCATAGCGATCAACTTCGTCGCAGAGCAGAATGCGGATCGGACGCGACGCGAGCGACGCAGGCGAGTTTGCCCCCGCCATAGTGATGTGGCCGCCCGCATACTTCTTGTGAAGGATCGTGTCTTCAGAATCGCGCGCGCTGTTGCCGAGCTTCGCCGAGAGCGGAGGCGTGTCGCGGATCATCGGCGCGAGACGATCCTTCGAGTACGCTTCGGCCATCTGCAACGTCGGTTGCAGGATGAGCATCGGGCAAGGATCGAGATGGACGTGGAAGCCAGCCACGTTGTTGATGACTTCGGTCTTCACCGTCTGCGCCGCGACCATACAGGTGATGATCTCGATCTCGGGATCGGCGAAGGCATCCATGATGCCGCGCGACGGCTCGACGCGCGCAGTAGACCACTTGCCGGGCTCGGAAGACGCTTCCGGCGAGAGCACGCGGTATTCGTCCGCCCATTCGGAGACGGTCAGCTTCGGCGGCGGGCTGAAGCTCTGCGCGATGATCTCGCGAACCTGCGCGCGAAGCCGAGCTTCATACGCGGCATCGTCACTGTATTCATCGACTACGGCGGCGGCGGCGGTCATGCTCAATCCGGCTTGCGCTGATACTCAGGGCAGCGCTGACGTGCGTCGGTCGGCTGCTCGAAGTTGATCGAGGCCGTGCGTTGACAAACGCCGTGCCACTCCCCTTCCCGCTTCCATCCGGTGCAGACTTCGCAACTGTTGGGCGGCCACTTCATCCACGAAGGCTTAAACTCACTCGTCATTTTCTTCTTCGTCTTGCTCGATGTGTTCGACCGGCGGCTCGACGTGAGGCTCTTCCTCGACGGGCTCCGTGGTCATCTTGATTTCGTTCAGTGCTTCGAGGATCAGCCGCTCAACTTCGTTGACCAGCTTCTTCGTGCCTTCAGGCGCGCCCACTTCGAGTTGAATGGCGGGCCGGAGCTTGGATGGGATGCCGAGCAGCCGCGCGCGTGCGTTGGCGATTTCGTTCGAGAGCACCCTGACGATCATTTGGATGGGGCGAACAAGCTCCATCTTCGTCGCCAATTCCAACTCGGACAGTTTCGCCTTCGCGATCTCATTGCGGAGGCGCGCCTTGTCGATGGTGATCTCTTCGCCGCCTTCCTTCAGCGTCGCGGCCGTATGCGCCTTGCGCTCTGCACGTTCGCGCGCGAGCAGCCACTTCAGCACGTCTTCGGTGTCGAACTCGAACTGCTTGCCACGGCCGCCGTGCGACTTGACCGGCATCCCGTTCTCGACCCATGCGGAGATCGTCGGCAGCGAATAGCCGAAGATGTCCGCAAGCTCTTGTCGGTTGACGGTCTTGCCCATGATCAGTCGATCACGTTCAGCCGGTCGGTCCGCGCCGCCAGATCGGCGACGACGATGTCCATCTGCCGGAAGGTGGACGCCATATCGCCCTGGTAGTTCATGACGGAGCGATGGGCCTTTACTTCGGCCTGCGCCTGCTCGGTGCGGTGTTCCTGGGGGATCAGGCCGGGGCGAACGATCTCGATCACCCAACCGCCCATGCGGTCGATAGCCTCGCCCTCATTGCCGTGGCGCACGTCCTCGAACACGACGCGTTTCGGCGCGCCCATGTAGAGCTTGTCGGTCTCCGTCCCGATCCAGAACTCGGAGCCCATCCAATCGCGGCCCCAATGACCGCCCAGCCCTTCCATTGCATGGCGCGGCGACTTGCCGCCCAGCCAGGGCGTCGGCAGTTCCTTGAGATCGCCGTCGATCATGCGCTCGATGGTGGCTTCGTCGCAGCGCCGGTAGCGCAGGTAGGCGCGCAGCATGTCCTTCAGCGCGCCAGCGAACCGGCCGCGTACAAAGCCGTGATTTTCGATGAGATGGCGGGCCACGGTGGTTTTGCCGGACCCGATAAGGCCCTTGAGGCCGATAACGATCATGCTGCGATTGCTCCGATTTGGAGCGTTACGGTCTCAGACCGGATGTTGTCGTTCGAGGCCGTTCCGGTATCCCCATCGTCATCGAGCCCCGCCCAGGGGTCGAAAGGCAGCGCGTCGGCTGCCCCGTACTCGCCGCCGAGCCGCGTCTTGACCATGTGGCAGTTGGCGCAAAGAACCTGCGCGTTGTCGGTCTTCCCGCTCAAAATCTCACGGCAGAACGCAGCGGAGTCGTGCGCCTTGATGCCGTTGGTGCGTCGCTTCACAGGCTTGATGTGATCAAGCTGCAAACAGAGCATGTCGTCGTGGCCGCACCACGCGCATCGCCCTCCGAGAAAACTGATCGCGTTGGCCCGCAACTGAGCGCGTCCGCGTTGATCGATATTGCCTTCCTCGATCTCCCTCTTAACGGCGATCACAGCCTCGACATTGCTGCGGAACAGCCGCGTGACCAGACAAGCGAGCGACTGTTTCTTCAGGTATGACCGGAGGCACGCCTTCTCGTTTTTTTCGGCCCGCTTGGCTGGATTCCGGCGGTAGTAATCGGCAATCCAGGTCGCAGCCTGCCGCTTCTGCTCGTCAGTACGCACCGGCCGCCTGTTGCGGACCACCCTCTTTCTGATCTCTTCCACTTCGCCTCTCCCGCGATGAGGCGATACGGTCTCAATCGGTATTGTTTCTTTCGAGCGTGTTTCGGTCTCCCTTCCGCCTCGCCGGACCGGCGACGGACCAAAACATCAATTTCGCCTTTGGAAATTGCCAACCGGATGTTTTCCGGGGGCAGGCCGGGGGGGGTGGAACCCCCTGCTCTACAACCGATCCGAGAACAGAAAGTCACTTTTGAAATTTTATATCTGCCAGGGGTCAGTGGTCGCGCGTCACCCGAATGGGGGAAGGGCCCTGGAAGGACCCAGTTACAATCTGTGAGATGTTCGAAGCTGGCAGCAGGTGCGAGAAGCTAGATCATGGGGAAGACGCTGACTCCTAGCGATGTCGGTTCCCAGGCTGGCCTTTGCGACCGCTGCGAGACATCTCTACGTCAGGTTCTAGAAAGCTTGCCGCAGTAGGGGACCTACGCAGGTAATCTTGAACACGAGGCTGACATGGACCGGCAGAACTTCGATCCATCTAATGTGCCAGCTGGGTCGCTAGCGCGGCACGCCGTTTCGGAAGAGCCGCAGGCGGGCCAAGCCGGTCAATTTGAGCAGCACGTGGCGCAGGCAAGCCAGGCCGCTTACGTTGCCAGCGGGCACCGGTCCCCAGCGAAGCACGCATGTAACGATGTCCAACAATCCCTTGGCGAAAGGACGGATGCAAGCGCCGGGAGCAATCTCCTGCAAAGCGAAGGGGTCCTTATCAATCATGAGCGTGACGCGGCTCAATCGAGAGCAGCGAAGAGACGGAGGACGCTGCCCGATCTTGAAGAGGTTGTGATATACCGACAGTCAAGCGCGAACGCCGCTTCGGGAGAAAGTAGCGGTGCGCCGCGGGTTGCCTCAACAGGCGTTAGAATCCGGGGGCATTCGGACGAGCGGCCTCTTTATGCCGAGGATGCTGCCCTCCTGAGGCTTGAGCACGCCCTCATGGAGGGCGGCATGAGTAGCAGAACGGCGCATGAGCATGGAAGCCGCCTGATTGATTATAGCCGTTGGCTGTTCGAAAATAACCGACCGAGCATTGTTGCTCGGCTGGACAGCAAGTCGCTGATCGACGACGGCGCCATACACAAGTACACTGGAGGGCGTAGTGCGATTCTCCTTAAATCCATAGATCATTTCCGGACCTTTCGGGCGACAGGAAGACCCGTCGTGCGTGCAGTGCGCCGTAGCGCTGAGCGCAATCATTCCTTCCAGAACGCGCTCATCAACCCCGAAACCGCGGTGCAGATGAAACCGCAGCGCATTGACGACACCGTTGGCAGCAGGGGCCATGGCTATCGTGACACCAGTCATTTAGTTTCTCGCGAGGACCCTCCGGGAGTGCTGGATCATCTCGATGAACAAGCCATGCCGTCGGCAGTCTCCGACCCTTCAGAGGAGCTTCAGCGACTGGAAAATCAGTTGCAAGACGAGCGTCACGCACTGGGAGACAATCATCCTGCTCCGTCGTTTTCCATCGATCCGGAAGAGTTTACTTTGGATCGCGAACTGTTCTCTCCAGAGGAGCTTCGGGAATGGCTAGATGATCAACCCGTGCCGTCTCCTTTCATTCAGGAGCAAACCGCATTCCATTCAGAGCACCTCCCGCAAGGGGAGCTTGAGCGAGTGCTGGGTCATCTGGATGATCAAGCGATGCCCTCGGCAGTCTCCGTTCCTTCAGAGGAGCTTCAGCGACTGGAAAAACAGTTGAATGACGAGCTTCACGGACTAGGAGACAAGCATCCTGCTCTGTCGTTCTCCATCGATCCGGAAGAGTTTACTTTTAATCCCGAGCAGTTCTCTCCAGGGGAGCTTCGGCGACTGCTTGATGCCGAATCCGCAGAGGAGCTTCAGGAAAGGCCAGATGATCACCCCGCCCCGTCGGCTTTCATTCAGGAGCAAGCCGCATTCCATTCAGAGCAGCTCCCTCAGGGGGAGCTTCGGCGAGTGCTGGATCATCTGGATGATCAAGCCATGCCGTCGCCAGTCTCCGTTCCTTCAGAGGAGCTTCAGCGACTGGAAAAACAGTTGAATGACGAGCTTCACGGATGACGGGACAATCATGCACTCGATGCGCCATCCACGCATGTAGCGAATAATCGGCGCGACATTGCCTGACACGATCCCGTCGATGACGTCCGCCCCAGCACAGTAATGCGGCGCGCTGATCCTTAGCAGGCCCGAGGTCTTGGTCGAAGGGGCTGACATCGCTGGTATGGCCCTAGTCCGAGTTGTTTGCATTTTCTGCAAAGAGATATCTTGGTCGCTGTGCAGTTCGTCGGTCAGAGCCATGGGGACCGTCGTGCTCAAGATCGCGAAGATCGCGAGCGCGAGTAGAACCGTGCGTCGCCTACGTCCGAGGGGGGTGGGAGTCATTTCGCTCATGGCCCCTCTATCGCGTCGCTGCATTGACCACTGCCCGATAGAAGTGCTGCGGGAAGCGCGCCTGGACGACGCCGGACACGGTCCCGAGGAAATCCCAATGCTCATTGATCGTCGCGCTTCCTTGCAGCACGGCGAGCGTTTGCAGCGGCAGACGCTTCTTCGTGCGACGACGCACGATCAGCACCTTGCCGTTGCTCACGATCTGGAACGTCTTCCGCTTCTGACCGTCCATGCGCTTCAACTGGCGACGCACCACGGTATGCACCGGGGCGCTACCAATCGATCCGTAGGGTTTGATCAGGATGCCGCCGGTGGCGAGACGGCCGCTGCTATTGCGCTTCGGGTGGATCGATAGGGCGTTGTCGGGATACTTCTCCTTGCCCGCACCGATCACATGGCGCTCCATGTACTTGTCGATGCTGCCGACGACTGACGTGAGATTGCCGCCGTTCGCCGGACGAATGCGGATGCCGCTGACCACCCAAGGGCGACGCAGGACGAAGATGCCTGGGATTTGGACGCGCAACGCTTGCTGCGCGTCCTGCGCGGTGAAGGTCAGCGCCTTGGCAGTCGCGGTGTTGATACTGCGATCTCGAAGCTGATCGAGTTGGTCGAGCATCCCCTTCGTGAGCGTGAGCGTGATCTGCACTACAGATAGCTCCGCACGATCCGCTCGACTTCGTCCGCGAGCTCTTCCGGGGTGGCAGCCTTCGCCGTGATCACGATGAAGCCCAGGTCGGTCAGCTTCTTGTGCCGATCCTTCTGATTTTTCGAGCGCGATCCCGTGGGAGTCTTCACTTCGATGCTGAGCAGCACGCCGCCGGTGACATAAACGCGAACGTCGGGCTCGCCCGCCGTAAGGCCCGTTACCTTGGCTTCCATGCGCTCGCGTCGCGAACGCTTCGCTCGGTTCATGTCACCGGCACAGGTGAGCGGATACCCGTCGTCTTCGAGCGCGTGAAGGCGAGCGATGACCGCCGCCTGATAGCGCCACTCAGGGATGTCGTTGACGATGCGAGTTTCCATGCGCGAATGCTCGCGCGGTTGGATGCGCAGGTCGAGACCAGTTCGGCAGCCGCAACGCGTCGCTCGCTTCGGGAAAAAGGGCCATAAAGAGCGCCCCTGAACCAACTCTTCGTAGAAGCACAGGCGTTCAGTCTGCTAGATAGGGTATCGCCGACCGCTTGATCGTGAGACGCATGCTGTGTGAAGCCAATAGAGCGTCCACCGCGCAGGTCTGCTGATGCGCCAAAGCGGGACCAATGATGATTTCCTCGATGCCACAGTTATTGGGGTGCGTGGCTGCATTGTTGATGACGACCTTGTTAAACTGACAGGCACGGTAAGGAACTAAACCGGCTGGTGAGAAGCGCGTCTTTAGTCCAGCGGGCCAGGAAACACCAACCCAAACCAGGCGCCGCTCGCGCTCCTCTTGGAAGTGCCCGTTCTTGAGAACGAGAGCTGTCTTCAGTGCATGCGACCACCATGTCTTGACTTGTGCGCGGGCGCCCTCCGGCTCATCCGTCCCTTCCAACAAGCGGTCGATGAGCAGGGTTACTGCCCCATCAGCCGCCGCTCGTTGGCTCTCTGGGTCATAGAGGACGGGCGTGATATCAAATCCCTGCGCCGCGGCGTTCTTCAAAAGCCAGTCTGCGTTGAATCCGATCGAGAAGCCTTGTCCACGATTGTAGCCTCGCCATTGCGAGAGCAGATCGCCTTTAGACGTCAATGACCCGACGAACCCATGAATTTCGTCACTGTGTTGACGAAACAGTGCGATCGTCTCCCAGGCAAGCGATGAGAGTTCTCTGATTTCGGCGCCGCGACGGTCGAGGGCCTCGATCACGATCTTCCAGCCGTGCTGAAACTCCGACGTGTCGTTGAGGAAGCGGTAGTGTGAGGTCCACAGCGATCTGCTGGCTATGATGCCATGTAAACCTGCGGCGGACGTGTAGTGGTACAAAGGCATTATTTCCTCGAGTTCGGCCTCGTGCTTTGCGACTTCTGCTCCGGGGTCGTACGCGGTAATGTCGGGTCTGATCATGAGATTTCCGCTTGGCCGTCACAACCTAACAATTTGCCCATAAGGCGCATTCTTGTGGACGTCCATCTGGTCTCTCCTCGGAGCACTGAAGCTTCGCAACCTCAGCTCCCCGGTTCAGACCAGATGGACAACCTCCTGAAACACCACACAGCCTACTAATCCTGGCAGGTTCTCCACGCCCCCTCTCCCGGTAAAATCCACTTTATCCTGTGGTGTGACCACCCTCACGGGAAGGCCGGGTGGTTGGCCTGTTGTTGCGAGGCTGACTACTGAAGTTAGCGGCACGTGATAGGGACAGCGCTTTCCGTCCTCCAGCGGTGAGCGTTCAGACTCACGTTGCCGCTAACTTCCCCGGCAGCGTGGGCGCGGTAGGACGTCGTCTGCCGTCAGTGCTAGGGCGCTCGCCGAATGATCCCCCCCGGTCAGCTTCTTCCGCTGCTTGAGGCTGACCGTGGTGAAGTTAGCGGCGCGTGGTAGGGACAGCGCTTCCGACAAGGCGCCGAGTCACGTGCCGCTAACTTGTACTATGGGTCCGAATGGGCATTGACAATCAACACTCCAAACCTTCGCTCGTCGAGCTTTGATCGGCACATCACATCCCTGCGGTCGCAAGCGCTTGCGGTGCTTGCAGCCAACGCGGCTCGCGCGGCCGATCAGCCTATGTGCCTATCAGATCGCTAAGTCGCGACAATAAAGTAGCCGGCCACCCTCGCCGATCACCGGCTCGCCGTACTTGCGCATAAAGTACCGCGTTCCCGTGCGTCCGCGATCCGACATGCGGACCACTGCCGAGTGGATCGCGCCCATGTTCTCGAACATCTCGCCGATCTGCGTGACGCGGTCGCGAGCGATCTTGCCCTTGTTCACGATCTCATAGACGGCAATGCCTGATGCGCCAGCGGCGTCGATGTAGGACATCATGCGCTCTTCGTCGGTCAGGTTCTTCGAGAGCCGGGTCTTCGCCACGGGCTGCACGACGAACTGCTCTGAGCCAGCCATGGCAAGGTCGGGCTGCGTCTGCGCGACGACGGGCATCGTGTGCGGCCTATCGAGCCATAGCGCGTCACGGAGCGCCGCAATGGGGATGGAGGGGTGTTCCTTGGCGAACGTCCGGCAGAGCGCCATCAGGTTCGTCGCCTCGACCGCGATGGCGAAGTTGATCTCGGCCTTGACCGCCTGGTTCTCATTCCATGCCCCGCCGGGATCGCGACTGAGCAACAGCCTGATCTTCAGGAACGTCGGATGCGCCTGGGTGAGGAAGCCCGCCAGTTGCGGGTCGATCAACGGCGGCTGCTCGACTCCCCTCGCCTTCGGCCGACCTCGACCGGGACGCATCGCCGCCGGGAAGACCCTGCCGTGCCCAGCGCGCATCGAGAGCCAGATCATCCGCTTCCGGTGCAGATACCGAGCGATGGCCTCTGCCTCGCTAGGATGGCACGGCAAGGCGTTGGCGAAGCCAACGAAGGACCATCCATCGTCCGGTACGTTGAGGAACGCCGCCTTGGAGTCCCACTGCGACATGACCTTCCTGCGCATCGGATAATATCAACTCCATCCGTCGAAATGACGGACACATCCGTCATCGGGCAAAACATCAACTGCCGGTTAGAGGGGTTTCGCCCCTATATATAGTAGTAACCACCTACAGACATATCTTCTACCGAATATATTACAAGTATATATTACTACTATATATATAGGAGAAACCCTTCAATGGTCGGCCAGAGCCTATCGAAAATGAGGGGTTTAGTTTTGCGACGGTATTCCTCGAAAACCCAACCCCCCCTCAAAAGATAATATGGAGTTGGTGATTTCCATGCGCGAGATCGGCTTGCTCTCAACCGCTGGCTAACCATCGGCCTGCGGCCATCCGTCAACATCCCTATCGAAACCCTTGCTCGACGGATCATCCATCGTGTATCCGTTGATTCCAGCGGACCCGGCCTGATTCAGGCCGGACGGGACGGGAAATCCACACCGCACATCTCCGATCTGAAAACCGCCCTTCGGGGCGAACGGGAGAGCTTTGTCTATGTCTCAGAACTATCCGAACACGCCGGGATCGAAGGGCGGTGGCGCTTCGAAGGACGCCGCCGAGAAGGTCGTCAGCCGGGCAGCGATGCTCCGCATCGCGATCATCGAACTGATGCTCAACGGCTACCGCCTGACGGCGGACGAGATCGCCAAGCAACTGAAGGAAAGCGTCCTCGCGATCCGTCCCCGCGTCTCGGAACTCGTCAAGCTCGGCACGCTCGTCAAGCTGACCGACCGCAAAACGAACATCAGCGGCATGTCGGCTCACGTCCTGCGCCACAAGGACAGCCTGACCGCCGTCGATCTCCCCCAGGCGATCCACGCAAAGCCGCGTCGCTCCGCGCCGCGGGCAATGTACTCCGACCAGAACGCCTTGTTCGGTTGAGGGGGAGCGCCATGAACGCCATCGGCTACGAAGAGGGAATGTTGGTCCGCCGGGCGCTCGGCCTCGAACGCTCGCGCGCCGTCTGCCGCAACCGCGTCGCCGTCCACTCCAACGGCAGCGACATCAAGCTCGCGCAGAGCCTCGCCGACAAGGGCGTGATGATCCGCACCCCGCGCGCCGACTACGGCTCGATGAAGGTCTTCAGCGTCACGCCGGAAGGCGCACGCGCGGTCGGCAAGAAGCTGCCGCCCGACCACACGCCCCTCGCCCACTGACCCCCTCCAACCTGCAAGCGATCCTTGCAGGTTCACCCTCCCATGAAAGCCATCACCATGCTTCGTCTCTTCGCTGTGCTCATCACCGGCGGCTTCGGCCTCGCGCTCGCGCTCGACGCGACTCTCAACGGCTACGCGCCAACCGCCTGCATCTTCACCACCGCCGCCATGATCCTCATGCTCTTCGGTTGGTTCGACCTGCGCGCCTCCATCTCGTCCAAGGCGCACAACGACATCCTTCGCGGCAACATCGACACGCTGATCAAGCTGAACGCCAAGCGCGCGGCCGAAGCGGTGTCGTTCCTTCACGCGCTGATCAACATCCGCGACGGGCTCCGCGAGGGGATGGGGCGCGAGGGGATGATCGAGGTCATCGAAGACGCGCTCGCCGAGCATCACGATCAGGCCACCGCCGCGCAGTTCTGCATCGAGTGGCTGAAGGCTTTGGGCGTTCCGCCGATGGTCTCCGTCGCCGCCCGCGACGGAAAGGCGGTCTGAGTCATGAGCCAGATTCAACCCGGCCTACTCGCGCTCACCCAGGCGTTCGTTGACTGCACCTATGTGCAGCAAGCCGATGCCCGCCAGAAGTCCATGGGCCTCGCCTACGTCTCGGCAGAGCGCACCGACCTCGCTCGCGAGATCGCCGCGTTCACCGAGCGCGCGCAGAACGCACGGATCGCCGAACTCGAAGCGAAGCTGGCCGAGAGCGAGAAGCGCATCAACGCCCTGCGCTCGGCCGTGCGAGCGGAGGGCTACGCATGAGGACGCTCGTCCGACTCCCGATCTCCCAGGCGGCGTTCGCCGAGATCGCCGCCAAGCTGCGTGCCGCTGACTACGGCCACTGCTTTCTGACCACCGGCGAGATCGCGATGGATGGCATCGCGGTCGAGCCCGATCCGAACGCCTTCATGCCGCCGGGCGTCGTCGAGGTTGATCCGAGGCACATCAGCCGCGACCGCTTCCGCGAAATCTATGGACTCGACAACTTGGGGAACGACAACAGTGAAACTCGCTAACTTCAACGCCGTCGCCGAGCTGATCAAGGAACGCGACTACCTGCAAGGATTGCTCGTCCGCATTGGCGCGGAACTGAAGATCACCCTGAAGTCGCCGATGCTCAGCACGCAGGATGTCCGTCCCGATCTGGTCGCGCGCATGCTGCCCGAGATGAAGGCTATCATCGATCAGGGCATCGCCGTCGTTGACGAGAAGCTGGCCGTGCTCGGCGTCTACAGCGACAAGGAAGCCGCGTGATGGCGCGCAACCTGACCAGCGTGGACGTGAAGATCGTCAACCGCACTCGAGCGAACGGCGATCCGTTCGCCGAGTTGCTGCATACCTGGGTCGAAGGCGGCCAGCCCCGCAACGCTCTGTCTCGCGTGCTGTGGCCCGTCGATGACACGCCCCACAACCGCGCCTTCCACATTGCAGCGCTCAAGACGCGGCAGGCGCGCGCTTAGGGCGATCAAAATGAGCACGCGCAGAGACCGGATTCGCGACAAAGTTATGGCTCGCGTCGAGATCGTCGAAGGGCCTCTCGATACGCCGTGCCACTTGTGGACCGGACCAACGTCGGGTAGCAAAGGCAGGGGGAAGGACTACGCGCGCATGTCTCTCGATGGCGGCACCATGGCCGTCCATATCGTGATGTACGTGCTTGAACACGGTCCCATCCCTCCACGCAAGCAACTCGATCATCGCTGCCGGACACGCCGCTGCGTGAATCCGGATCATCTGGAAATGGTAACGCACAAAGAGAATATGCGTCGCCGAGACAAGGCCAATCGCTTCGAGTGTGAAGCCGTAGCGGCCTTTTAGGAGAACGACAACATGAAGTGCCTTCTGAGCGCGGCAGCAATCGCGGCCGTGATGGAAACCTCTTTGCCTGCGCTCGGCTCCGACCTCCGCTCAATCATCGACGCCGCCGCAGACGCCCAGGGCATCCCTCGCGCCCTCGCCCATGCCGTGGTCAAGGTCGAAAGCAACTACAACTGCCATCTTCTCGGAAGCGCAGGCGAGCGCGGGATCATGCAGGTCAAGCCTGTCACTGCCCGCGAGGTCGGTGTTACCGGAGACCTGTTCGACTGCGCCACCGGTGCGCGCGCTGGCATGGCCTACCTTCGCATCGCGATCTCGCGCGGCGGTTCCGGCTGCGATGGCGTGAGTCTCTATCAGCGTGGCGTCTACGCTAAACCGCGTTGCACTGCCTACGGTCGGAAGGTGATGGCAGCGATGCATTAGCGCACCGGCCCGCTGCACTTTCTGCACATCCGTTTCAATACGGAGACATTTTGTCTATGAATTAACCGCGTGTTTCATTGACGGATCATCCGATGAAACATTAAGACATCCAAGCCACGGCGGAAATCGCCGTGACTTGGTCATCACACCAAGAAAAAAGAGTCGGGGGCTGCCCGACAGAAAAGGACCGTTAATCGTGAATAACCGGGGCAACGTGCTCGCGCTTGCATCAGCGTTGAGCGCAGGGGAAGAGGTGACTCTTGGGCCGACCGACATGGCAATGTGCGTCGCAGCGCTCAAGTTCTATGCGAACGAGCACCGCAAGGCGGGTGCCTTGAGGATGATGAAGATTCCGGCGCTAATCGCCGCTGGATTGATCGGGACGATGGCGGTCGGTGGATCATCAATCGGCAACACCGATGTTTCAATGATGGAACTCCCGGCTCCCCACTTCGAGCATTTCGTCCGCCGCACGATCAAACCCCTTCCGCACATCTCGCCTGAGTCGCTTGCGGCTCAACGCATGGCCGCAGCTTTCCCCAATGACGGCTAGTCGTCCACACCCCTTCGAAAAGATCATAGCCCGCTGCGAAGCGGGCTTTTTTATGCGCTCAATCCGAGGTTGTGTTAGCTTCCGGCCCCGGAACTGGAGCATCCTAGATGACCAAGAAGACGACTGAATTGGACAATGTGAAGAAGGCCACCGCCATCATGTTCGCGGCGCTAGTGAAGTCGTTGGAGGATACGGCTCCAGGCCTGAAGGAAGGATTCGTCGCCAACCTCGATACCGCTTACACGAAGATTCGTGAGGACAGCGACGATCTGAACGCACTCGAAACGATCTCATGGACCCGCTCTATGATCACCGGATTCGACATAGTATCCGGCCAAACGAAGCCGTTCTTTGACTAGCCGGATATTGAGGGGCGCATGGGCAATTTGCTTTATCTGATACTGATCGTAGGCTGCGTGATTGCGGGTTGAGGCGGCCTCGAACTTTGGACGATCCCGCTCTAGTACCCACTTTTCTTGGAA